TCAAAAATTTTAATAATAAATTTAATTATATTACAAATAAAATAAATAATATAAAATTACCTGACACAATTAATTCATTATCAATTCTAAATATTGAATTATATCAATTTTTTGGAAATTTTCAAAATTATAATAATAATTCTTATATTGATATTCCATTATCAAATAAAAATATAATTTATATATCTTTATATTTTAAAAATTATAAAGATTTTTATACAGGTTCAAATTCAATTTATTATACAAATGATAATTGGAGAATATATTTAGATAATATTAATAAAGATTTTGCAAATGAAAATATTATAGTTAATTGTTTAGTAATAAAGGATAAAAATGCCAATAAGAACAGATAAAATTTATAATAAAAATACTAATGATTATATTGAAACTGATTATTTATTAAAATATAATCCAGATGATAAAACAATTAGAACATTACTTGATGAAATATTAATAAATTTGAATGAACTAGAAAATTTAAATGTTAAAGAAATAAATTTATTAATTGAAGAATGGAATAAAAAAATTGATAATATTACAAATCAATATGAAATATTGTATAATAATTTATCAAAAATTGATGTATTAGAAAATTATATTGATGATATAAAAAAAATTGAAGAAAAAGTTAATAATTTAGAAAATTTATTTAACAAAAAATTAACAGAATTAGAAAATAAAATTAACAGTTTAAATACAGAATGTAATAAAAAATATAATAATTTAAATAATAAAATTAATAATACAGAAAAAAATATTATTAATAATTTTAATAATAAATTTAATGATTTAAATAATCAAATTGATGGAATTGAAAATCAAATTTTTAACTTATTAAATCCTAATGCAAATGTAAATGCTTTAAATTCATCAATTACAAAAAAAATATATTTATTAAAAAATATGACAAATTCATTAATAAATCCTGTAAAAATTACAAGATATGAATATAATGGATTTTTAACAGAATCAAGAGGAACAACATCAAAAACAATTACAGTAAGTAGATATATTTTTACATCTGGTAAAACTTATTTAAAATATGAATTTACTGATACTGAAACTACAAATTATTTTGATTTAATCAATCCTATTACAGGCGAATCAAAAAGATTTAATGATTGTGGGTCATCAGGTGGTTCAAGAAGAACAAAATGTGAGCATAATAATTTAGATTTAAGATATTTATTAAATGAACAAGATGGTGATGAAATACAAATAACTTTTAAAGTATATCAAAGAGATTATCCTGGATTTGGATATATTGTAATGTATAATGAAGAATATCCAAATAATATTAATTCTATACATAATATTAATTCAAAATTAATTGATTATAAAGTTATTTCAGAATTTTCAAATCAATTTCAAGCAACTGCTGTTTGTGATATGAAAGATGATAATTATCCATTTGATAATAATCATATTTTAGATACTGGGCTTGGTGGTTCAATGAAATCAAATTTATATACATCAAAAGATAATGATAATCCATTATATTTTAAAATTCCTATCAAATTAAAAAAAGGAAAATATGAAATAGGATCATTAATATATGATTTAGAATCATCAGAAGGTATGAGTAAAGTATTAAAAATAATTAAAAACAATAATGTTATTTATTTTGATATTTTACAAAATAAATTTATTAGTAATTTATCAGAAAAAAAATTTGATAATTTTGGACTTTCAAATGAAAATATAACTTGGTTTAAATATCAAATTGATATTGATGACGATTATGATAATGTTTATTTATGTTATTTTGGTAAATATTATCAAATTTTGGATTTTTATTTTAAAAACATTGATGAATCATATATTAAAAATTCTGATTTTTTACCTTTACATTCAGAAAGTAAATTACCAATAACGTGGTCAGGTAAAATAAATAATAATGAATTAATTGCAGTACCTAATAAAAAATTTATAAATAAAGATTATAATTCATTTATAGAAATTGATAACAAAAATCTTGCATTTTATAAAATTTCATTTGATATTCATTTGAGTGGATCTTGGGATGGTGAACAATATGGTATAAAATTAAATGATAAATTAATATTTAAAGATAATGCAACACAAAAAAAATATGAACCTTTTAATTATAAATCAAATATTGTTAAATTTGAAAAATATAATGATAAATTTTGTTCTTGGACAAATACTTTAACGTCTGATAATAAAGATATTATTGGACATTTTGAAATAACAGATTTTTTTGATAAAAATATTTTATTACAATTTTTTAATACTTTAAACGAAGATTACGAAAATGAAATGATGAATGTATTGAATATAAAAGTTGAATCATTGCCAAATTATAAAATTTATAAATATTGGAATATTTCAAATTTTGAAAATAATTCACAACTATCAAAAAATAATATTATTAAAGAAAATGGAGGATTTGTAGTTTTTACTGATAAAATTAAAAAATTAACAGAAAATATAAAATTAAATATAGGAAAACAATATTTTTTAAGATTATCTATTTTAAGTATAAATACAATTGATACAACGGATAAAATACAAATTAATATTAATGATAAAAATTATTTTAATTATGGAATTTCACAATATGATGAAAAAATTAAAAATTTATTAAATAAATCACAAATTGATAAAAATATTATTTTATGCGAATCTGGTGAATTATCAAATATAACAAATGAAAATTTTAAATTTTTAAATGGAAAGTATTATATAAGATCAGTTATTGAAATTCCATTTATTGCAAAAGATGAAAATAAAATTGAAATAGTATTTAATAAAAATCAAGATAAAAATGATGAAATATATGCACTTGAAAGTTTGATTATTTATGAAAATTTTGAAAAACAAATTACTCCAATATTTACGAATAAAATAAAAAGAATTGAAACTGGATATTCAAATAACTGGAAAATATATGATTCAAAAGGATTATATATAGATATAGATACAAGTAATTATAATTTTTCTGATAATGTAATTTATTTTACAAGTTTAAGTGGAAATAGTCATTTATGGAAAACGACGGGAACAACAAGTATTTATAATCCTACAAAAAATGGATTTAGAGTTTATTTATATTGTAATTATGATAGCAATGATTATTTAAATGATGCCAAACAATATAATTGGATTTTACATTGGATTGGAATTGAATATGAAAATTAATAAAGAAAAGTTATTAAAAATTAAAAAATATATTAAAAATAATTTTAAAGAAAATCCTAAAAAAATTATAATTGATTTTGATGGTAATTATTTATTGGGATATATTAATTCTTTCAATGATAAAAAATTTTTTAAAAATAAAATAAATATAGAAAGTATAAAAAATGATATTATATCATAAATATTTTCCTTCTCAACTTTCTTTAAAAAATTTAAAATATAATACACAAAATACAATGTTTAAAGAATCAATAAATAAAAGAAAAAAACAACTTGGAAAAATTGAATATAAAGGTTGGAGTATTGAATATTATGAAATACAAGAAGAAGTTTTAGTTCCATTTATTAATCTATATTTTATAGTTGAAGGTAAAAAATATTTTGATAAAAAAAATAAAATTCATAAAAGACCAAAATATCTTCAAATTTTACAAATACCATATAGAGAATATCATAAAGAAAGATTTTCAGAATTATATATTAATGATCCTATAAAATTATATTCTGATGATCCAAGTTTTAAATATTATCTTGCATATGCTTTAAATAAAGTTGGTTCAGTTATTTTAAATAATTATACAATATCTAAATTAGGTAAAGCATTAACAGCTTATCCTAAAATAAGAAATAAAAAATTACATAAAGAATTGAATAAACATTTTTATAAATTAATTGAATTTATTTCAACAAAAAAAGTAGAAAGATATTTAACAAAAAAATATTTTTTAGATAAAAAGGTAAAATATGTATATAACAAATTTGATAGCAATGAATAAAAGAATAATAAATAAATGTTCAAATAATAAAATTTATAATATAATAAATAATATGAAATATTCAAAATATGTAAAAGATTTGAATCCTGATAATTTTTCTTTAGAAAATAATTTAAAATATGAAAATAAAATATATACTGATGGCGCATATATATTTTATGATGAATTTGGAATTCAAGCAATTTATGATTATGTAAATCAAACATTATTTACTGATAATAAAGATTTAATTAAGGATTAATTTGTGGGAATTTTTGAAAAAATTAATACTAAAAAATTTAATGATTTTGAAAAAAAGTTAAATAAAATAAAAAATGAAATAATTGAGTGTAATTTATATTATAATAAACAAAAAATTCAATTTTTAGATACCACAGGAAATGGATTTATAGATTTTTGTAATTCAAATTATATTCCTACTAATGAAAATTTATTAGAATTATGTAATTCTGAAAATAATAAAGAAATTACATATACTTGTAATAATTTTTTTGATGGTTCAAAATATATTATTTTTATGAAAAGATCTGAAGGTAAAGAAAAAATATTTGATAAATCATTTGAAATAAATGCAGATATATTTTTAAAAGAAAACCCATCAGGATATATAATGTCATTTTTTTATGGTAGTTCAGCAAAATATGATGATAATGAAGCATCTGGATTTGCTTTTTTAATTAAAAATAATATATTTTATTTTATTTTAAAAACAAATATTGGAATTATTGAATTTAATAAATCTTTTGAAATTGAAAAATTATATAAATTTAAATTAATACAAAAAGATGATATTGAAATATATTTTAATGATAATTTAATAAAAAAAATATCAGGAAAATTTGTTTGGAATGATTTTGATAATGGTGATTGGATAATTGGTGCAAGTGATTATCAAGACGGAAATGAACACAATTATTCAGATTTTGCAAAAAATGTTTGTATTGATAATATATCATACAAAATTTTATAGGATTTTATAATGAAATGTTTAAATTTATCTAATCCATTATTTAAGCCAATATTAAAAAGAAAATACCAAAATAAAATATGTACAAATAATCATTATATTGAGTCAAAAAAATATTATTTTAATAATAATTTAACATTTTTTGGAAATAATTTTCATAATGAAATTGAAATAAATTTTTTTGAACCTTGTGAATGTAAAATAAAAACTAATCAAAATATTATTTTTGAAACAATTGAATATAAACCTTGTGAATGTAAAATAAAAACTAATCAAAATATTATTTTTGAAACAATTGAATATAAACCTTGTGAATGTAAAATATTTTCAAAGGCAATAAATGTTATTTAGTCCCGTATTAAGAATTGCAGGCAGAACATCTGTAAAAGTATTATCAAATTTATTTGGTATTGATGGAGAAATGTATTATCCTAAAGGATTTAAATCAGGAAGAGGTGGATATGATGACGAAATTATTTATAATGAAACTCCTGATTGGACTGGTAAATTTTTAGCTCCTTTTGTATTTGCAGGTTCAAAACAACATTTTGGTGGATTTTATGACGAACTAAATGGAGATGAAAAAGCAATATATTTTGATGATTTAACTGAAGTACCGATTAATTCATTAATTATTTTTAAAATGCCTGCAGGTGAACAATTATATAAAGTTGCAGATTTACAATCTAATAATGATGATTTTGGTCATATTTATACAAAAGCAATTGTAGTTCCAGTAACAAAAGATAATATTAATATTACAACAAGTAAAAAATTAAATCAAGAATATGCAGAAAAAATGATAGAAAATGAAATTAATGTAGATAATACAACTGAAGAATTTTTAAATGATTTATTAGAACAGGGAATGGCTGATATTAAGAAAGTTGCAAATAATGAAAGAACAATAGAACAAACTGATAAAAAAATAGGAGATGATACAATAATTGATGTAACAGAAGAAATGTTTTTATAAAATTTAACATATTTTTTAAAAATATATTATAATTATAAAAAAATAATTAAGGAATAAATAATGAAAAAGTATTCTAATTGGAATATTGAAAATGTTTCTAAAGATAATTATTTTAAATTAATTTTAGGTGCATTAAAAAGATCTCAATTATTTGATATGAAATCAATTCAAATATTTGAAAATTCATTAATTGCAAATATGTCAATAAATAAAAATAAATATATTAATTTTTTTACAGATGGAAAATATTTTTATTATACATTTTTAGGTGAAACAAAAAGAAGAAAAAATTTATATTATTTATTAAAATTATTTGTTAAAAGAATAAAAGAATTAAAAACAAAATTATATAAATTATTATCAAAAGGTTTGATACAAGAATTAGAAGATTATTTATATAAAGAATTTAATTTAATTTCAATTGATAATAAAAATAATTCAACAAAAGATAATATTTCAATTAGACTTCACAAACTTATTCATATTGAAGGTAATTTTTATAAAAATATTGTAAGAATAAGAATATCTGAAAAATTAAATAATAATAAATTTAAAAAAGATTTTTTTGAAATATTTACTAAATATTTTTATTTTTTTAGACATAAAAAATTAATTTTTAGTATAGTTAAAAAAGATGAATATTTATCAACATTTTTGACAATAAATATGCAAAATTCATTAAAAGATTATAAAAAATTATTGACATTAATTTAATTTTTTGTTATAATTATAAAAAAATAATAAAGGAGTATTATGAAAGAAATAAAAATTATTATTGATGAAAATGTAAAATTAGAAGGAGATGATATTACAGTTGGTGATGCATTAAAAGGAATTGCATTATTAACAACTTTAATTAAAGCAACAGATGACAAAACATTAGATATGGAAAAAATTTGTATGATAGTCGATGAACTTTCAAATGATATTTTAAAAGATATAAAACAAAATATTGAAAATAAAAAAGAATCTGAAAATGAAAATATAAAAGAGGAAAATAAGGGATAAATTGAATATAAAATCAGAAAAAAAATTTTACCAACAAATAGCAAAAAAATTAAAAAAATATGAAAGTGCACCTCCAACAATAATTGAATTTTTAACAAATCCATATTATTTGGGTGAGGAAACACAAGAAGGAAAAAGAATATTTCCATATTGGAAAACAAAATTACAGGAGTTATATCCAACTCCTTTTTATGAATATGATCCTGATAAAAAAATTATTTTATTAACAGGAGCAACAGGGATTGGAAAAACAAAAATATCAACATATGCATTATTATATGATATTTGCAGAATTTTACATTTAAAAAATCCACAAGCTGAATTTAAATTGCCAGATACAACAAAAATTGTGTTTATGCTTACGAATAGTTCATTAGAAACTGCTGAAAGTATTAATTATGATCCTATGATGGCAATTATAAGAGAAAGTCCATTTTTTGTCGAACATTTTTCAAAAACAGGAAGAACTTTATTTGATAAAAATATAGATATAAAAATTGCAAGTAGAAAAAGACAATTAGTAGGTAGAGATGTTTTTAGTGCAATTTCAGATGAAATTAATCAAGAAGTAGTAAAAGGTGGCTCTTTTGAATTAGTTACTGAAATGATTAACAGAATCAATTCAAGATTCCTTATGGCAGGAAATAAATGGCCTGGTCATTATTTTGTAATTTCATCTGCTCAAACTGAAAATTCTTTAACTGAAAAAATAAAAGAACAATTTGAAGAGATGAAAGATTCAATTGAAATTATTAATCCGGCAAGGTTTGAAGTTTTAAAACATAAAATACCATATTCAGGTAAAAAATTTAAGGTATTTATTGGAACTTATGATGCAGATCCTTTTATAATTGAATCTGAAGAAGATTTACAAAAAGCAATTGATATAGATCCTACTAAAATATTTGAAGTTCCAATAGAACATAAACAAGAATTTATAGTAAATATTTATGCAGGTATTCAAGATGTTTTAGGTAAGCCTACAATTAATACTAAAACATTTATTAAAGATAAAACTTTATTAAATAAAGTAATGAGTTTAACAAAATTATATAATAAAGATTATATTTTAGTTACAGATAAAGTTTCAGAAAAAATTATTGATAATTTTGATATTAATAATTTAATAAAATTTGGATTAAAACAAAAAAGAGTAATTGGTATTGATTTTGGATTAAATAGAGACAGACTTGGATTTGTAATGTTACATAGAAGGTCTGTTAAAAAAATTGAAAGAGAAATAGCAGGGAAATTAGGAACATATGAAGATTTTGTTTATTGGGCTGATTTAGCAATTGCAATGTTACCGGAAAATCCTGCAAAAAAAATTAGATTAGAAAAAGTAAGAGATTTTATTAGAGATTTAAAAGATATTGGGTTTGAAATTGAAATAATTGTAATGGATGGTTATCAGTCAGTTGATACTCAACAAATATTGCAAAATGAAGGTTATAATGTAAAACAATATTCAGTTGATAGAGATAAAAAAGCATATTATACTTTAAAATATGCAATTGAAGAAGAAAGAATTGCTTTACCAAATAATAAAATATTAAAAGAAGAATTAACTTCATTAATTGAAACCGAAAAGAAAATAGATCACTTACAAGATGTAAAATCAAATATTGAAATTTTAAAACAAAGAAATTTAATGATATCTAAAGATATTGCTGATGCTCTCACAAATGCTCTCTATAACTTTCAACAAATTCCTGCATCTCCATTTGAAAATGAAAACTTCATAAATGAACTTACAGTTAAAACAAAAATCAAATCAGATGATGAAATATATAATGAATTATTACAATTTAAAAATAAAGAAATTGACTATTTAAAGTTTTAAATAATTTAAAAAATAGGAGATAAATAAAATGTCTTTTGAATGGAATAAATTAACTCAAAAATTATTTTGGTGGAAAAATACACAACAAGATCCTTTAGTAGGATTAAATTATAGTAGTGAAGAAAGAAAAATAAATATTGCAATTGTAAATACACATAATAATTTAAAAAAAATATATAATGAATTATCAATATTAAAAGATTTTTATATTTCACAATTAATGATAAATAGAATTATTGATGATAGTTTAAATCCAACTGTAGATTCAAATGAATTATTTAAAGTAACAATTTATAATGATGATGGTTCTGAAAATGAATTAGCAACTAAAGAAGCAAGATTATTAAAAAGAAATTTAAATATTGAAAAAATTATAATAGATATTTCATCTGAAATTTTAACATATGGAACTCATTATTTAAGATTAGATGTTAATTCGCAAAATTCTGAAAATGTTTTAAAAGGAATAATTAATATTCACGATGATGTAGATCCTTCAACAATTATTCCTGTATGGAGAGATAATCAAATTATTTATTATAATGTAATTAAAGACGGAAAAATTTATAAAGAATCTCCTTATAAATATGTTTATTTTGGATATGGAAATGAAAGAATTAAAGTAAATATAGAATTAAATGATGATAAAATAATTTATTTTAAAATTGGAAAAGGATTATTGAAACCTGTATTACCATTAATAAGATCATTATATTTATTAGAAGGATTAGTTCATATAAATTTAATTAAAAAAGCATCAAAACAACCGATTTTAACAGTAACAGTACCTGAAAATATTAAGCCAGACCAAGCAATTAATATTGCAAAATCATATGAAAAATTAATTAATAATTCTTTAAATAAAGTAGAAATTGATTTTGAAAATATTAAAGAAACATTAGATAGTATTTTAGAAAATACAAGTAAAGTAAAAGTTATTCCAGATTGGGGTAATAAAGGACAAATTCAAAAACAAGATTTAGAAGTTTATTCAGAATTAGATGATATATATGAAAAAATAAATGATTTAAGAAATTTAATTTTGAATACAAATGGGTTCCCAAGTTCAATTTTTGAAAATGAATCAACACAAAGAATTGATTTAATTCAAAATAATGTTAGATATACAAAAAAATTAAAAATGTTTCAACAATCATTAAAATATGGTCTTCAACAATTATTTTTAATTCATTTAAAAAATCAAAATTTTGATATTAATTATAAAAATATTTTAATAGAATTTACAAATGTAATTAATATATCTGATTTAGAAAAAATTGAATATCTTTCAATGGTAATTGAAACAATGGGAACAATTAAAGATTTTATTGATAGTATTGCTGAAAGTTCAGAAGAATTAGGTGTAAATGTAAATAGAAAATCATTAATTAAATTTTATAATAAAACATTTAAAAAATTATTTTCAGATGAAGATATGTTTTTTACATTAGAAAAAGATGATGAAAATAATGATGAGGATTAATAATGAAATTTAAAAATAAAGATGATAAATTTGAATGGGATTTATTAAATTTATCAGAAGAAGACTATATAAGAAAAATAAAACTGTTAAATCCCTTTTCAAATATTAATAATATTTTTGAATTTGATGAAGCAAGAGAAAAATGGAATAATTCAACAAATAGAAAAAAATTTAAAGAAAAAATTAAAAAATCATTGGAAATACTTGATAAAAATGAATTTAATTATTCAGATATAATTTTTATATATAAAACTTTATCATCAATTTTAACTCATATTTTTATAGAATTAGAATATTATGAATCAAATAGAAAACAATTAAAAGAATTTTTAAATATAACAAATTATTTTTTAAATAATTATAATAAATTATTAAATGATTTTAAAAATTTAATATTTAATCCTAATTTATTAAATAATTATAAAATAATGTTAATTGAAATATTAAATTATTTCAATGATTATTAAAAGGATAAAAATGTTAAAATTTATTGATGAATTTAATTTTCAACCTAAAAATTTTTATACGGTTGAAGAATATAAAAATGTAAATGAATCTTATAAACCTTCTGATAAAAGTTCAATATTAGGAATAGTTGAAGGGAAATCATTTGTTCTTAATGGTGTAAGTAGGAATGGAAGATATTATCCAAAAGAATTATGGGAAAATGCTTTAAAAGATCCTGAAGTAATACAAATGTTAAATGATAAATTAATGTTTGGTTGTATTGGACATCCTGAAAATTATACTTTAGATGATTTATTAGCAGAAGGTAAAGTTTCACATATTGTAACTGATATCAGAATTGGAAATGATGGATTTGGATATGCAACTTATGAAATTTTAGATACTCCTGCTGGAAGAATTTTATATACTGTATTAAAAGCAGGTTCAAAATTAAAAGTTTCAACAAGAGCATTTGGAGAATTTGTAAATGAATACAAAGAAATTGATGGAAGAAAATATCAAGTAATTAATCCTAAAAATTTTAAATTAGAAAGTATTGATTTTGTTATTAAACCTGGTATTGCTTCAGTTGATGTATCATTAGTAGAAAAACTTGAAAAAGAAAATAAAAAAGATATTGAAAAACTTAAAGAAAGTAAAATAACATTATGCGAAGATGGTATTTGCACAATCATTGAAGAAGTGGAATTATATGAAAATATAAAAAAACAATATGATGAAAAAATTAAAAAATATGAAAAAATAATTAAAAATTTAAAAGACGAAAATAAATCATTAGAACAAAAATTAATAAATAATATTGATACAAATGATTTAAAAGAATTATTAATTGCTGAAATTGAAAATTATCTTAAAAAAATATCAGTATTAAAAAGTAGAGATGATATTGTTAAAGAAATAATTGAATTTTTAGATGATGATGAAATAAATGAAGAAAATTTAAAAAAATTAAAAAATAAATTAAATGAAATAGAATCAATTTATACAAATAAAATTATTGAAATAATTGATAAATTATTAGAACAATATAAAGAAAAATCAAAAGAAGAAAAAATTTATAATTTTGGAAAAGAATTAAATGATTTTTTAACTCAAAAAGAAAATGAAAATTTAATAAATGATTATAAAGATATAATTAAAGATTTATCAAATAAATTAATTGAAAGTGAAAATAAAATTAAAAAATATAATTTTATTGCTGAAGATTTTAAAAAATTAAAAAAAGAATTAAATAATAAAAATATTATTATAGAACAATTAAATTTAAAAATAAAAACTTTTAAAAATAAAATTCAAAATTTACAAGAAGATTTAAATACTGAGAAAGAAAATAAAAAAATATTAGAAAAAAAATTAAATAATATTGAAAAAGAATATCAAATTTTAAAAGAAAACTTTGAAACGAAAGTTGAAAATGAAAAAATTAAGATAATTGAAAGTGTAAGAAAAGAAATTGCAGAAAATCTTGAAAAAGAAATATCAAAAAAATATGAAGAATTAACAAATTATAAAATTGAAAATATTGAAGAAAAATTAAAATTAAAAGAAAAAGAATTAAATAAAATTAATAATTTATATGAAAAAGAAAAAAATAAATTAATTAAAAAAATAAATTTATTAGAAAATGAAAATAAAAAATTACAAAATAATATAAATATTATTGAAGAAAAATTAAATAATAAAAATAATGAATTAAAACAAATATCAGAAAAAATAAATAATTCAATAAATGAAAAATTGGAAAATGAAATTAAAAATTTACAAGAAGAATTAAAAAATTATCAAATTTTATATTTGAAAACTTTATATAAAAATATTGATGAATCAACTGTAAAAAATATTTTAAATAATTATAATATAGAAAAAGCAAAACAAATTTTAGAAGAAAAAGAAATGCAAAATTTACAAAATAATTATATTGTAGAAAATTCATTTGAAATAGTTGAAAAAGAAAAAGAAATAATTTTAGCGGAAAAATTACTTTAATTTCCGCTGATTTTAATATTTAAGTATTTTAAATAATTAAAATATTTAAGTATTAAAATCGGACACATTTCCGATATTAATAAAAATTTGTAAAATATCAAGGTAAAAAAATTAAATAATTTTAAATAATTAAAAAAAAAAAATTAAAAAGGATTAAAATGGCATTTGGTAAAGAAGCTGTAATGGAAAAACTTGGAACTTATGAAAAAAAATATAAAAAATATTTTGATGTATTTGAAAAAAAATCTGCATTAGCAAAAGCTAAAAAAAGAGTTGATGAATGGGATTTAGCTGTTCTTGGTGCTCAATTAGAACAATTTGAAAATTGGAAATCTTTCAAAGAAGCAAATGGTAGTGCTGATGATTTAGGTGTATTACCTAAAATTGCATTAGATGTTATTACTGCTGCAAATGCTTCAAGTGTTATTCCATTGTTTGCATCAGTTCAACCTATTAATGAAAGAAAAGGTCTTGTTTGGTTTAAAAATGTAGTAGCAACAAACACAAGAGGTAATATTCAAGCAGGACAAACATTATTAAGTGCAACACACGGAAGAGTTGGACTTCCAGAAGGATACGCTGGTGAAATAGTTGAAAATGAAGTTGAAGCATCTGGAGATGGAAAAGCAACAGATTTTACATTTGTAGTAAAATATCCACCAGTAAGATTAAGAACTGTTACAATTACTGTTAGTGATCAACCTGCTACAAAATTAATTGATGACGGACAAGGTAATTTAATTGGTGTAGGTGGAAAAGGTACTATTAATTATCAAACAGGTGAAGTAACTGTAAGTTTTGATACTGCTCCAGGAGATGGTGCAACTGTTAATGCAACATATGCAACAAATCTTGAAAGTTTAACAGAACTTCAAACAATTCAAACTCAATTTGACAGTACTGAAATTGTAGCAAGAACATTTGCATTAAGAACTGAAATTGGATTATTCAAATCATATGAAATGCAAAAAAGATTTAATATTAATCCTGAAGAAGTTTTAGCTCAAGATTTAGTAAATGAATTAACAACTAATATTTCAACTGATGTAGTTAAAAAATTATATTTAGCAACACCAGGTGCATTAACTTGGGATAGACAAGCACCAAGTGGTGTAGGATATATGGAACATTTATTAAGCTTTACTGCAACACTTGCAGAAGCTGAAAATAAAATTTTAGAACAAGCAGGTAGAATTGGTGGAGATATTGTATATATAGTTGGAACAAGCGTTGCTGGATTATTAAGAGCATTACCTGGATTTGTGCCAGCACAAGATGTTAAAGCAACTTTAGGTACACATTTTTATGGAACACTTGATGGAAGACCTGTAATTAGAAGTATTGTATTACCTGCTGATGAAATGATTGTAGTAAGTAAAGGTGAAGATCCATTCACTGCAGCTGTGGTATATGCACCATATATGCCGTTATTCGTTACAGATACTTTCCACGGAATGGATCATAATCCACTTAATGCACAAAAAGCAGCTGCTGCAATGGCAGGAAGTAAAGCAGTTGTTCCTACACTTGCAACAAGAATTAAAGTACTTAACGCTTAATTCTTGTTTTTCTTTTTTCCTTTTTTACAATATTTTTTAAATTTGATATAATTTTGAAAATATTGTAAAGAAGGAACTAATATGTCTTATGGAAATTGTTTCTACTGTAATTCTGAAATAAAAAATAAAAAATATATTCAAAAATTTGATAATAAACTATTTTGTAATAATACTCATAAAAAATTATATTGTTTAGAAAAAATTAAAAATAATAATTTTGATGATAAATATATTAATGAATTAATTAATATTGATACATTAAGATTTAAAAATTCAAATTTTGTTATTGAAGATTCAATTAAAACAAAAATAATTAAATACCTTTGGAATAAAAAAGGTTTTGAAGATCCTAAATGTTTGACTTGTGGAAAAAATTTATTTGAAAAATATATTTTAGAAAATAAATTTTATAATCCTTTTAAAGAAGAAATTAAATTTTGTTCTTATAAATGTTCTACAAATAATAAAGAATTAAATCAAATTAGAAGGAAAAAAATTTCTGAAAAATCTAAAATTATATCTGAAAAAAGAAAACAAACTTGTTTAAAAAAATATGGAAATGAAAATTTTAATAATAGAGAAAAAGCAAAAAAAACTTGTTTAAAAAAATATGGATTTGAAAATCATATGAAAAATAATAAATATAAAAATTTATTTGTAGAAAATATACAAAATAAATATGGTGTAAAATCAATTTTTCAATTAGAAAAATATAAAAATAATCACCATACAAAAAATCATATAAAAAATTCTAATAATTTTAATAAAAATTTTATAGAAGAAAATTTTATTAAAAATGGAATCATTGATTTTAAAGGGATAAAAGAATATTTTAATATTTCAGATAGTTATACGTATAAAATTATTCACGATTTTAATATTTCTGGAAAATTAAAAAACTCTAAAGAAAAAGAAATTTTAGAATTTATTAAAAAACATTATGATGGAGAAATTTTAACAAATACAAGAAAAATAATTCCAAATAAAGAATTAGATATTTATATACCAGAATTTAATTTTGCAATTGAATATGATGGAATATTTTTTCATTCACAAGGAAATCATCCTTTTTTCAAAAATATTGACAAAAATTATCATTTAGAAAAAACAGAATTATGTGAACAAAACGGCATTCATTTATTTCATATTTTTTCAAATGAATGGTTAGATGAAATAAAACAAGATATATGGAAATCTAAAATATTATTAAAATTAAAATCAAAAAAAATTAAAAAATATAATGCAAGAGATGGTATTATAAAAAAAATTGAAACAAAAATAGCAAGACAATTTTTAAAAGAAAATCATTTACAAGGTTACTCAGAATCAAAAATAAAATTAGGATTTTTTATTAATAATGAATTATTAGCTGTAATGACATTTGGAAAAAGTAGATTTAAAAAAGATGAATATGAATTAATAAGATTTGCTTCAAAAAAATATATAACTATAAGAGGTTTGTTTGGAAAATTTTTAAAATATTTTGAAAATAATTATATTAAAAAATTAAATATTAAAAAATTAATTTCATTTGGTAATAGAAGATGGGTATATAAAAATAATGTTTATCAAAAATTTATGAAATTAGAAAAAATAATTGAGCCAAATTTTTATGTATTTAATGATGAATTAAATTTATATCATAGAATAAAATTTCAAAAACATAAATTAAAAAATATTTTAAATATTTATAATGAAAATTTATCAGCAAAAGAAAATATTTTTAATAATGGATATAGAATTATTTATGATGTTGGAAATTTTAAATATTATAAAAATTATATTTTTAAATAATTTAAAAAGGATATTAAAATGGTTATTAAGTTAAAAAATGTATCAAATACAATTGCTGTTTTTTTGAAAAAAGATTATACATCAGTATCAGTAAAACCTGGTGAATATGTTTTAATTGAAGAATCTTTTATTTTAAGAAAACCTTCAGTTTTAATAATTGAAAAAATAAATGAATCTAAAAAATCTAAAGAATCTGAAAAAGTTGAAATTGAAGTAAAAGAAGAAAAAGTTGAAACTGAAGAAGTAAAAGAAGAAAAAGTTGAAACTGAAGAAGTAAAAGAAGAAAAAGTTGAGGAAAAAACTAAAGAAAAAGTTAAACAAAAAAGAACAAGAAGAAATTCAAAAAAGGATAAAAATGATTAATTTAAATGATATTAAAAAAATTTTAGAAAAATCAAATTTAAAATACAAAGAAACAATAAATGGATTAATAATTTTTAAAGAATCTGATGATGTAATTCCTCAAATTATTGATGTTTTAAAAACATTTGGTGTAAAACAAGATGATATTGTAATTTCAGATGAAGGAACATTAATTAATTCAAAATTATATGATGCAAGAAAATTACAAATACTTTTAAGTCCGTATTATCCTTTAGATAAATTAATTGTTAAAGATAAATATCAATTATTAATTAAAGATTTATTTATTGATGGATTAAATGAAGGAGCAGATGGTTCAATTGATGATTTAGGCGATACTCCTGTAGATTCAATTGTTACAATTGATGATTTAGCACAATTATTAGATAATGAATTTCCAAATATTGAAATATTTATTATTAGTGATAATGAAATTGAATTACCTTATTCAGATGAATTGGTTGATTTTTTCAAATCAATTGAAAATGATCTTGAAAACTTTGAAGTTGATATTTATGATGATAAAATTATAGTGAAAGGACAATAAATGATTAAAGATTTAAGAAAACAAAAAAAATTAACAGAATCAGTTGATATTAAAGAAATTAAAAAACAAGCGTTTTTAGAAGCGTATGAAACGATTTTATCTGAAAATGTAGTTTTAACAGAATCAGAATTAAAAAATATTATTGAATCTGAAAAAGAAAAATTAATTGAAGAAATAGAAAATAAATTTAGAGAAAAATTAGGTGAAGAAAATTTTGAAATTTTGGAAAGTGCAATTGAAAATGATGAAAATGTTTATATTTTAACAGATAAAGAAGTTAAAATTGCAGAAGATGAATTATTAGAAGAAGTTGAAGAAAAATTAAAAGAAGCAATTGGAAAAGAAAATTTTAGAAAACTTGAAAGTGCAATTGAAAATAATGAAAAAATATATGTAATAGGAGAATCTGAAATAGAAACAATTGAAGAAGAATTTATTGAAAAATTAGATGAAAAAATTGCAGAAGCAATTGGAAAAGAAAACTTCAAATTATTAGAAAAAGCAATTGAAAATGGTGAAAATATTTATATTTTAACTGAAGATTTAATTCCTGAAATTGAAGAAAAAATGAAAAATAAAATTATTGAAAGTTTAAATGAATCAAATGAAAATGGAATTAAAGAATCAGTTGAAATGTTTGAACATAATGAAAGTAAAGTTGATTTACTTGAAAAATTAATTGATGGTAATATTAATAATACAATGAATGAAAAACAAGAATCAGATGTATTAGCAGAAAAATTACTTTAATTTTTCTGCCTTTTTTATAATGTTTAAATATTTATTAAATATTATAAAAAGGGTAAATATTGACAAAAGAAGAAGTATATAATTATATTTTAGTTAATACAAATCAATATTTTGTAGGAAAAGAAAATTTTGAAATTACTGAACCTGTATTAGATGGATTAATTAAAAGAGCATTAAATATTTGGGGAGATTATAATCCTGTATATGTAATATCTCCAATATTTATTAATAATCATAAAATGAAATTGGAAAAAATTGAAGATAATTTTGGTATTATTAGAAATATTTTAAATATCAATAATATTTATTTTAATGATTATACAAAAAATTTATGGGCAAATTCAAAAAATGCATTAAAAGTTCCATATAGTTGGAAATATGATAATATTAAAAAAGTTTTATATTTTTCAGCACCAGGTGAACATTTTTATATTGAAGCATTATGTACTCCTGTTTTAGAAGATATTAAGTCAAATGAAACATTATTTTTAGAATTAATGATAGGATTATCGTTAATTTATATTGGGCATAATAGAACAGATTTTGCATTATCAGAATTACCATTTGATATTAGAGATTTGAGAGATGAAGGTGAACAATTAGTTGAAAGAGTATTAGATGAATTAAAAGGAACAACAAATGATGGTTGGAATAAAGTAATTGATTTGTTAAGTTAAAGGATATTTAAATATGGTAGAATTATTTGAAGCAAGTATTATTAAATTTATTAAAGATAGAATTTTAGAAAAAATGGGTATAAATGTTTCATTTAAATATTCACCTGAAATGGATTTTATTGAAGAATTTAGAAAAGATAGATTTTCAAAAATAAATAATTCTTTAAGTACTGATGTAGCAAAAGAATTATTAGGATCTGAAAAATTAGATGATATAAATATAGCAATATGGAAAAGAACTCCAATTTTAAAATTTAAAAATGAAGAAAATGGTGTTTCTCCATTTATTTTAAATCCACAAGATAAATTAAGAATATATACAAAAAATGGAATTGAATTAAGAGATGTATTTTATGGAAAAACAACATTTAATATTAAATTGTTTTCATCAGAAGCAAAAATAATTTATTTATTTGAATTATTATATAATACAATTTTTTATGATGTTAATCCTCCAATTTTAGTAACATATTCATTAGATGGTGAACCTTTAGAGATTGATTATAATACTTATTTTGAACCTATAGATTCAATTGATTTTATTAACGTTCAATCATATGGTGGAATACAATTAATAGAATTTACATTTAATGTATATGGTGTATTTTTCAGTCCGTTTTATTATCTTGATAATACAAATACTATTGAAGAAATTGATTTAAGAGTATTTGCATTTAATAAAGAAAGTGATATATCAGTTTTAACATCATATAATTTAAATAATTATAATAAAAATCAATTAGTATGTTCTGAAACTTGTAAAGTTGATGAAAATACACATTTAATTGAAGAAGAAACTTGTGAAAGTTTACACGAAAAAGAAATTTTAAATAAATAAAAAAAATATAAGGATTTGAATAATGGTTAAAGTTGAGATAATTAATGGAAAAGAAAGACAATTTGTAGTAGATACTATGGGTAATTCAAAACCTGAAAATATTTATGTAATAGGATTAGGTGAAAGAATTACTTTAAATATTTCAGAAAAACAAATTAAAAAAATTATGAATGAGTTACCTAAAGGTGCTCAAATAAATATTATTAAAGGATAATTATGGGAGCTGCAAAAGTAATATTTGCTACACAAGATAGATCTGCAATAATTCAAAGTTTATCTGGTATTTATACAGGAATTGTAGGAAGATTTAGAAAAGGACCTGTTAATAAACCTATTTTAATTACAGGTGAAAATGAATTAATTGATAAATTTGGTATTCCAGATTTAAGATATCCTGAAACAAATGGCGCCGTTTGGTTAAGTAAATACACTGATAAATTATGGGTAGTAAGAGCAGCATCAGATGATATTAAATATGGTGGTGTTCTTGTTAGAGGTGGAAATTTTGAAATTGGAGATAAATATTCAGATAATATTAAGAGAGTAGTTGAACCTTTACCTGCTGGATTAACACAAGAAGAATATGATAAATTTTTATTTATTCAAGAGCCTGGAAAAATTCAAATTGAAAAAATGTTAGACCAAGCAGGTGCAGATTATATTAATACATATGAATTTGTATTAAATGGTGAACCTAAAAATATTAAAGCGGGTGAAAAAATTGTAATTAGTTCAAATCCTAATTATGCACCATTAACTGATTATGATGTAGAAACTGAAAAATTTAATGTAGTTGATGTAGTTGATGTAGAAGAAAGAAAACCGTTTGATAGAATTGTATTTGATAAAGATTCAGATGGTAATCAAACTACAATGACAGTTAAAAAAGGTGATGTAATTAAAAATAAAACAAATGGTGCAACAACTGTAGTTTTACTTGATGCAGTTGATAGTCCATATATTGTAGTTGCAAATTCTGATGAATTTCACGATGGCGATGAAATTGTAAAATTAAATGCAGATGGTTCAGAAAGTGATGATAAAGCAATTCAAAAATTCAAAGATCAAATTAGTTTATTCTTTGTAAAAACAAAACAACCTGTAACAGTTAAAAGTACTGATGCAATTTATAAAGTAACAAAAGTTTCAATTTGGAATCAGATGTTTACATTTTTAGTAACTGGTGTAAATCCAGGTGAATGGAATGATAAATTAGAAATAGGAATTGAAAAATCACCTGATTATCCTGATATGAAAGCATTTTATTTAGTAGTTTATGAAGATGGTGTTGAAGTTGAAAGATGGTTAGTTTCAAAAGATCCTGAATTTGTAGATGGATTTGGTAAAAAATTATATATTGAAACTGTAATTAATGGAAATTCAAATTATATTCAAGTAAAAGATAATATTTTAGCAAAAACAGTTGATGGGGTTCCATTAAATCCAAGAACAACTGATTATGCAATTTGGAGAAGAAAAGAAGAAAAAATTTTTAAACCTGCATTAGATAGTGATGGATATGTTATTGAAACAAAAGAAGATATATTTGCAGGTGATATAGAAATTTTTGTAACAGATTTAGGAAATTTAAATATTGGTGATACAATTAAATTACTTCCAAATTATCCAACTGAAGAACAAATTTATGGAAGTGATTATTATGAAGAATATACAATTGAAAATATTGATACTGATAATAATCAAATATTTGTAGATAGACCAATTCAAAGAGATTATGAATATGATGATGCTGAAGAAAGAGGTTGGAAAATTTATAAATTTATTAAAATAACTGATATTGATAATCATATTTTAGAAGGAAAACAATATTTCCCTTATACAATTTTAAATTATCCGTTAATTGGTGAACATATTAATGATGAATTAGCAATTGGAGATAAAATTGGTAAAGTTTTAGATGCTGGTGTAAATTTTATGTTTGGTGCTGATAATGGTTCTCCAGTAA